AATTCTTCTACTTACTTTAGATTCTCCACTATCTGTATGTGGGTTAGGCCCTATTACATCTTCGCTTGTATCTCTAAATAAACCATTTAAAAACTTACCAGTATTTTTAACAGCAGATTTAAATAAAGTTTTTGTATTACTATTTTGTGATGACATTTTTTCTCCTAATTTAATTTTTTAAATTCAACATCTACTTTAGAGTAATCAACCATATAGAATCCATGCTTATCTTGTGTAGTTGCCCAAGGTACTTCTTGTGCCATAACACCTTGATAGATGTCTTCACTACCATTATATTTAAATGAATACATGTTGATTCCCATATCTGATACACCTATTAATTTAATATCAGTTTTTAATCTAATATCACTATACTTAGAAAATACAGACATTCCAAACTGGCCAAGCATTCCATATAACGCTTGTTTTTGTGCATTGTTTTGTAAATCTAAGCTAGTTGTTCTTTCTAAAGCAGCAACAGCTAAATTATGATTTCTATTATTTTCATTTTCAGATGAAGTATTAACCCAAGATGCCTCATCTCTCCATTGTTGCCATAATGCAGATAATGCATAATTACTTAAGTTTAATAAATTTTCTGCATTAGTTTGATTAGCAGCATTTACTGCCGCAGTATTTGCAGTATTAATTTGTCTTCTCCAAGTTACATTTGATTGATCAATAACTCTTTGATTTTCTACATTAAACTTTTGTCTTTGTGCATCAAGTGTTGCATTAAATTGTGATATAGCAGCTTCTCTTTGTGCATTAGCATCTGCTATAGCTGTAGTATTTTTAGCATTTAATGCTGAAACTTTATTTAACTCAGCAGTATTAAACTGATTCATAGTATCTAATCGTTTTGCATTTTGCTCTAAAATATTTGCATTTAAATTACTATAAAATTGATTAACTTGATTTTGGCTAGTTGCATTAAATTGTAATGCAGCATTTCTAGCAGCGTTATCAGTTAATAATACTTGCTGTCTTGATTGTAAATTTTGTAAATTAGATTGCTGATTATTTGATAAATTAGCCATATCCATTTGTAGATATGCCTGTGCGTTAGTAACAGCAGCCTGTTGATTATTAGCTAAATTTTGAAATATAACTTGTTTATATGTATTTGCATCTGCCTGTGCTATTGGTATTGATGATCTTAATATACCTTCAGCTAATGCTTCAGCTAACATTGTAGAAGAACCTAATCCTCTTGCCTGCATGGTAGCTTTAGCAGCTTCAGCAGCACCTCTTGCAAATGCAGGTAATGGTGAACCTTGTTGTAATGACGTTTCAATATCTTGGGATATACCCTCTAACTGACCTTGTACAGTTGCTCTTTTATCTAAATTAGCTAAAGATTGTGTAGCAGCTTGCATAGGACTAGTAACAGTTCCTTGTGCAGCTGTCATTTGTGATGCTGTACCAATTGTTGCAGGAGTTATTTGACCTGCTGTAGCTGGCGTTACTTGAGCAACAGCTGAAGGAGTAGCACCAGTTACCCCAGTTGCAGTTCCTGCCTGTGCACCTGTAGTTTGTGCAGCAACAGTTCCAGTTACACCTGGAGTTGCTAATAATTCATTAGATTGTACACTTTGAACCTGTGGGCTTATTGCTGTGCCTTGAGGTAATGTAGGTTTTGTTAATAGACTATCTATTAGACTAACAGCTTTTTTACTGCTAGTTTGTTGTGTTTGACTTGGTGTCAATGCACCTGGTTGAAGTGTCGTTGCCATTATCTCCCCTGTCTTCTATATTTTTTTGTCATTCTTTTTTCGTCTTTATTTAAATTTTTTTTGTGTCGTCTAGGTCTTTTTTTTGGTTTTGGTCGTGGTGTAAAATTTTTAAAATTAACACGAGCCATTGTAATTATGGTTTAGTTGGCCATGTAGCATTCTCACATTTTTCAACAGTATCTTTACCTTCAGGTAAATCCCTAAGTTCTTGACGATATGTTCTCATATCATCAGATAGAGTATTATCTGACAAAGCTAAATAATCTGTTTCTGTAAGAAGTCTATTTCTTTTTTCTCTAAGTCTAGCTAAAGCTCTAGCAGGAGCTGCATCAGCATAGGCTTTTTGTTCAGCGTCTCTAGCAGCTTCTTCTTCTGCTGTAAACTGTACTCTTATTCCATTTATGTTATGATATCTTACCATGTAATCTCCTTAATTAATTCCGTACAAAATTATTGTTCCCGCATCTATATTTCCTGATGTTCCCTCTCCATATTCTCCAATAAAACTTACAGCGTTTACTGCACTAGTTGTATTTATATAACCACCGTATTTTTGTGTCCATGCAGCAGGATAGTCATGCATATAAGCTGTTTCCATAATAAAATGTTTTGCAAATGTGGTTGATGATGGATTAAATAAATGTAAATATCCAGCTAAAGAACCATCATTATCACTTTCCATATTTAACCCTACTGCTTGATTAGCGGTTGATTGTGATAAATCTGAATCTGATTCATAGGCCATACTTGCAAAGTCACCATTTTCTGCGTGTCTTGCATAAAAAGCTGTAGTGGTTTTTGTAACGTTATAATTACTTCCACCATCTATACTAAAATTCATTCTTATATCTGGTTCTGAATTAGAATTTGGGTGAAGATTAACAAAATAAAAAATATATTCCTTATATGTATTATCTATTCCTGATGTAAATTGAACACTTGAAGTAGGAGATGAGATTGTTGTCTTTGAAATAAATGTCATAGAACCACTAGTAAGGCTTCCAAAACTAGTTATATTTTTTACTGATCTATTATTTAATTTAACTATGCTCATTAACTATCTTTTATCCCGTATAATTTTATATCTCCACTTCCCATATTTGCATCATTATATTTAAATTGAATTGCATCTAAAGCAGATACTGTATTAAAATATCCTGAAATATAAGATGCTATTAATACATCATCTGACATAAGTGAACTTGTTCGTGCAATAAAATGTTTTACAAAAGTTGTTGATGAAGGTTGAAAAATTGTAAGTTCACCAGATACACTTTTATCAGCTGCATTTGTTCCAACTTGTGGTGCTAACATTTGAAAACTTGTGCTTTGTTGCAAATCATGTGGAGTATAATATGCAAGAATTTGGGCTGAATCATCTTCATTATGATAAGACCAAAAATAAGTTGATGTTATATTTACACCATAACTACTTCCTGTATTTACTGATCCTTGAAATATAAAATTATCTTCTTTATTAGTATCATTAGAATGCATATTAAAAAACTTAAATTGATAAATAGGATAGGTATTATCAAATACTACACTTGAACTACCATCAACAAAAGATATTGTTGCATCATCACTAGCTGTTATAGTCTTAATGTGTGTCATAGCACCCGCAGGGAAACTAGCAGCACTTGTCACACTGCTTAAACTATTATCATTATATTTAACTAATGCCATATAATTTTATTACTCCATCAAAAGTTCCACTTTCAAATTTAAATTGAATTGCATCAACAGCACTTGTTGTATTACCATAACCAGCAACAAACGCTTCTATCGAATAAGGTGTGCTTGTATAGCTAACACTATTAAATGTGCTTAAAAAATGTTTTACAAATGTCGTATTTGACGGATCAAATAAATGTAAAGTTCCAACACAAGAATCATCATTATTACTAGCTGCAAAATTTTGTAATCTTTGAAAGCCTGTTCCCTGTGCTAAATCGCTACCACTTTGATAAGCAACTTCATTAGAGCCACCAGCTTCATTATTTGAAGCATGATAATAAGTAGTGGTTTTAGTCACGTTATAATTTGAACCTGAATCAACACTCATATTAAAAGTAAAACTTGATTGTGTAGACGGATGAATATCTATAAATTTAAATATATACTCTTTATACGTTGAATCTATTCCAGAAGTAAAACTTATCGTGGATGAACCACTAGCAGTTTGTGTAGAGATAAGTGACATTGATCCGCCACCTACACCACTTGGTAAACTTGTGATTGCTGACATGGAGTTATTGTTACAGAACAATACTGACATTTATTACTCCTCTTCTGGTTTTGGCTCAACGTATTTTGTTAACAATTCAGATTCTATTTTAGTAAAACCTAAATTTATTAATTTATCATAAGATGTTTTTCTTGCATTAAAAAGCGATTCTTTTTTTTCTCTACTTGGTTTACGTTGTTCAAAAGCTAATGTCTGTGAGTCTCTAAATTTTTTTTCCTCTTCAACAGACATTTCAACTAATTTTCCATCAATTGATTTTTTCATTATGCTTTTCTCCCATATAATGTATAGTGATACTCACTTATATCACCACTATCATAAAATAACCTTACATTAGTTGCGGCAGTTGTTGCTGTTGTGTGTAATATACCTGTTCCAAAAATTGCTCTAAAATTACCACTTCCGTCTAATCTATAACCTTTCCACGAAGCAGTATTATATGATTGATAATTTGAATCTGCGATAGAAGTGTCTATTTCTATTGATAAATAACCACCCTCATTTACACCATTACCTTGATTTTTATTTAATACAATTTGTGCCTCATTTGCACCATGTTCTGGATCATTATCTGTATCACTATTAATATTAATATGACCCCAATAATAACTATTTTCAAGATAACTAGATCCTCCGTCTAAAGACAATCTTAATTGTGGATTAACATTATCATTAGTTGGAAAAAATCTTATAAGAAGCAAATAACTTCTAAATCCTGATGTTAAAGAAATGTCTAAAAGTGTAGTATCTGTTTCACTTTTTGCAGTAGATATTTTTTCAAAATCTTTTCCACCTACTAAACTTGCGTCTATTCTTTTAAGAGTTCCAGCATCACTAATTAAAAATTCATCTGTATCATCTGGTGCACTAGTTAATGCAGTTAGACCTGATATCATAGTATTATTTAATTTAGCTGCTGTAACAGTATCATCTGATGGTGCACCTATATTTAATACGTCACCTAATAAAATTATAAAATCTATAACATCACCTGTTGCTAAGTTACTAGCAAAAGTGATTGTACTACCTGAGATAGTAAAAGAACTACCAGGTTTTTGTAATACACCATTTAAACTAACTAGCATGTGAAATGCTGTTTCTGGTGTTACGTTTGTAGAATTAACTTGCATAGTATATGCTGCTTGTCCGTTTACTACGGATATAGCATCACAAACTTGAAAGTTTCCTACTATTGGTTGTTTTCCTATATAGGGCATTATTTCTCCTTAATTAATTTTACCTTGCATTTGTTGGTACTCCACTTGAATTTACAAATGGAGATTCTGCAAATGCATAAAATACTATATTATTGCCGTTACCGTTCCACTCACCACTACTTGTACGAATTTTTATACCATTAGATAAAAAGTCTACTTCTTTATCAGCTTGATCTACTTCTGCGTTGCTTTGATTTGCTCTTATGTTATCATCTACAACATTAGATGGACTTCTTTTTGCGTCATATATAGACCATTTATCGCCTGTTGTATTACGAAACATACACCAAGCGGGCCTGAATCCAAGATATATAAATGGTCCGTTTGCATTTCCATTTCCTTCGTAATTTCCAAATTTTGAGTAGCCTTGTTTTTCTACAAACACATAGCTTATATATTTTTCACTACTGTCCATAACATTATTATTACCATGACTTCCAGCAGTAAATCTTAAAAGAGAACTTGTAGGAACGTTATTAATTCCTTGTTGCCAACCTGATGCACTAGAATCATACTCTGCTTCAGCTGTACTTAGATCCATATTTTTTGTTGATGTTCCACCTTGATGCCATGTTATCCATTGACTTGAAGCATCTCTATTTTTTGTAATAATCCATGCTGGTGTCGCCCCAAGTCCATGACCAACTGTATTACCTATTGTCCCACTACCTGTGTAAGACACAATAGAAAATCCAGCAGTTTGATTTACACTTACTGAACTTGTTATATCTCCATCAGAGTTTGATGAGGCAGAGCCACCACCCTTCCAGCCCCAAGCAACCATGTTATCTGAAGATCCATTAACAATTAATTCATTATCAACTGTAAATCCATTTGAATCAAAACTATCAAGATTTGTATTTTCTGTTCCCTCTGCTCCAGTTTCATTTGGTATTAATCTAAGTGTTGCACCCCTAATAGAATCAAAAATTGCGTGAGATTGGTTTTCACTTCTATTTTTAAACCACAACCAATCGGGTTGCATATCTGCATGAGTTTCATCCCAAGTATACGCTGTATCGTTTGTACTATTACCAGTGTACGTTTTTATTCTAAAGTGTAAAGATGGGTCATCTATAGTTGTATAAGCCATTATCCAAACTCCGCTAAATTTTTTGTGTTAATCGCATAATATCCTGATGGTACGGAATAATAAAAGTTTCCATATCCATTTGCATCTGAATTACCTTGTGCAGTTTTAGCTCCTGCAAAACTTCCATCTTGTCCAAAGTTTGATGTGCTGGTTACACTAGACACACTAGACGTGGATATAGCGGGAAATATAAACTCATCAGGTAAACTTGTAAAAGCAACACCTTGAGAGGAACCATTTTTATAAAAAGTTATTTGATTGTTGTCCATATCTAAAGCATGTCCAATTATGTCTCCAGTTGTAAAACTAGCACCATAACTACTTGCTGAACCACCAGTATATTTATTTCCATTTATGAAATAACTAAATCCGTTAGCATCTGAACCTATATAGTCTGTTGTAGTAGCCGAACCCGTTGCAATTCCAGGTGAAGCATTTCCACCACCATGAAGAACTTCCCAATACCATTTTCCTGTTCTAACACCTATTGTTGCTCTAATACCATCACCATCTGTTGATGATTGAGTTATTTTTAAATTACCTTCTGAAAATTGTGCTGTATCATGAGGTAAAATAGAATTCAAAACAGCATAATTATTTGTACAAGTATCAGTAGATTGATCTTCAGAAGTAATCCCACTAGATTCAAAATGATTTCCTTGACCACTTACATCTGCACCTATTTTATTACTTGCGTTAGATTGAATTAATAAAACTGTGTTACTGTCAGAGGTAAATGGCGATGTTGGTGCTGTAAAATTACCAGTATATCTTGCAACATTTGATAATCTTATTTCATCCATATATCCATCAAAATCATTGTCTCCATTTTCCACTTCTCCGATTATAGGTCCACGAGTAGAATTTTGAGAAGCAGAACCTACATCTTTTGGAGTTCCCACTGATGTCCCATTTTTATACATTGTGCAAACATTATTATATCTAACGACTGCATAATGTGTCCAAGTGTTAAGTGAAATTGCACTGGGATCTGCTGGAAGATCTGCAGTAAGAGAACTATCATACCATTCTAATTTATTAGCAGAAGAAAATTCTAAATTAAATCCCTCACCACCACTACCAGAGTAAGTTCTTGTTTCAAATACTGACATCTTACCCGATGTTTGTTTATATACAAAAAGTTCAAAAGTAAAATCCCCTGTTCCAAAATCAAAATCAGAACTATCTGCAACTTGTAAATTATCTCCTGTACCATCAAATTCTATACTTGAGTCATTAAATTTTGCTTGATCTAATGAGTGATGAACATTTCCTGCAGCTGTAATTGTTCTTGCATTAGAACTTCTATCAATAAAATTTGTGCTTGTTTCATCTTTTTCAAAATCTAAATAAAAACCATTATTACCAAAAGTTAATCCTGTTACATCAATTGGTTCCCATACTGTAGGACTATCTTGATTAAATTGTCCAAATGATGTTGGTGCTAATTGTTGTCCATCAATAAAAACAAATTCTGCCATGTAGCCATCAAAATAATCATTATTCTCTCCTTTTTGACCAATTTTTAAAACTACACTAGAATTATTAAGACCAAAATTTTGATTTTGACTTGGGTTTGTTTCCGTTCCAAAATCTGTAACTTCTGAACCATTTACATATATTCTTACTCTAGAACTCGCTGTTGATTGTGTTGTGTCTACTGATAAAACTATGTGATACCAAGCTGATATATCTCTAAAAACTTGGTTTGTTGTTAATTGAGTTGTTGTGCTTCCACTATCAAAAATTCTTACTTCAAGTTTATCTGAATCAAATACTAAATTTCCTCTATTATTATCATCAGTATGAAAACCAATTATTGATTTTGTTCCACCTAACGTACTTCTTTTAACCCAAACAGATAAAGTACATTTATCATTATTTGTTGGCGTAGAATTTGTTGCATTTAAAAAATCTGAACTGCCATCATCAAACCTACATGAATTAGCAACTTGATAAGGTGGTATAAATTTAGCTCCTGGATATAGAAAACCGTTTATTGGCATTACACCTCCAATCTTGGAAGTTCACCTAATGGTCTAGTGCTTGAGCCATCCTCTTGTCGTATGTAAGTGTATAAAGTCTCAAGTGCTGGTGTATCTGCAGCGTTTGTAATTGCTGTTTCCATTTCTGCACATTTAGTTCTTACTGCTGTTCTATGTGTAATTATAGAACTAGGTATAGCCGTCCCTGCATCTGCTTTTCTAAGAACATACCAATCTGTATTTTGTAATTCATTTGCAGCTTGTGATTTTAAATTTCTAATTAATATTGTTTTTAATCCTTCAACTGCAACATCACCTACATCTTTACCTTCTGGTATATTACCATCTGTTTTATCTTCTTCAGTGTACAGAGAATCTGCATGCGCTTTTGCAGTGGCTTTACCCCATGATCGAGTTACTTTACCACTACCAAATGTATATGATTCATTAGTATTAATATACCATTTTTTATCTTTAAAATTTGTACTATCTGTTTCAACTTCATAAATACCTATTGCTTCTTTTTCAGCTTTAGTCCATTTATAAAATATATCTTGTGGATATTGATTTCCATTAAGTTCAAACCCTTTTGGGTGAGAAAATAATTTTGTAATTTTTCCTGATTCTACTAATGCAAACATATTATGATAATGTTAAATTTTGATTTCTACCAACTTCTAACCATTTAGATCCGTTGTATCTGAAAAC